AAATAAGTTATGGTTTAAAATTTAGTTGAATAAATTATAATAATAAACGTAACACATGCAATTGCAGAAACATAAACTAAAGCTACTTAGTTGGAACCTTATTGCAAGCCCGTTTAACAATGCAACTTCATTGATTCATGACAACGATAATCGATTAAGTAAAATAATTAAAGTCATACACAAAGAGGGTGCTGATGTTGTATTGCTTCAAGATGTTATGAAAGACGAATACAAAGAATTAAAACATGAATTTCCACAATATGACGCATCTGTATTGCAAAAATCATTCTGGAATAAAAAAAATAATAACACGGATGAAATAGACATTGGATTGGTTGAAATGGTCAATAAAAATAGCTTCAATAGCATTATTTTCAAAAATAATATTGTTTATTTACGAAAGGAAAACGTTTCAATGAAAATCGGGAACATTCAATTAGATGATGCATCTAGCATCAAACGGTTAAAACAATTGAACGATATGTTATTGAAAATGAGTGATGTATCACATTCAATTATTGCTGGAAATTTTAATACGGACATTCAAATAGATAATTATAATAAATGCATTTACGATCCTATTTATTTAATTGAAAAAAAATCAACATTTGACAATATGTTTTATGTTGGTTTTCGATTAAATCAAATTAGATCATCACATTCTTATTTGGATGAGATGATGATTAATTGTAAAACTAAAATAAAACATTCCCCTATTGTATCACAATTTGAATTTTGAAAATTAGATTAGTATTTCTTATATTTTTTATGTCCATAAGAGTTATGTTTAATTTCATTGCATGGTTGATGTAATACTGTCTGTGTGTTCTGAGAAACCCATAATTGCATCTTCATGTACCATTCATATTGTTCCATTTGCAGTTTATACTGGTTCTGTGTCCATTGTTGAAGTTCATTGTAATATGCATTCCATTTTTGTTCATGTTCATGTTTCCATTTTGCATAGTCATCCCTCCATAATTTCAAAGTTATATTATATTCTTCATAGTCATTGTATTTTGTAAATGATGGACAACATGCCGTTAAATGATTTGTTTTTCCACACAATAAGCATGGGTTAAATGGCTGTGTTAATTCTTCAATCAATGGAGCCATTAATTCTGTCTTTTCAATTTCAATGTCCTGATATATTCCTCCACGAACATTGCTTACACCGTGTAATTTCATGTATTCTTTTACCTCATTCGTATCTGCATTTTCATCATGCGTATAAAATATATCAATCACTTCAAGTGGTTTATATAGTTTCACCCACGCATTTAAATTTAAATCGGGAGATTGAAGAATATTATGTTTTGTAATTGTATGGTTACGTGTTTTAAACACATATATTTTATGTTTTTCTAATTGAATTACATAAATTGCATAAAATTCATTATTAATGAGTTGCATTGTTGTTTGTTTGAAATGTATGTTGTATTATGCAATTAAAAATATTTCAAATACTTTCATTCAATTTTTTATGTATTACTGACCCTCAAAACTATTCATATAACATCTGCAATCTAATTTTCTTTTTTAATGTATTTTCATCATTAAATAGAAATATTTTAAATGAAACCTTCTCATAATCTTCAATATTATTTCTAACAGTTATTCTTGATACAATTTTCAACTTATTCAAATAGACAATGTATTGAAATAGTCCATCATTTCTACAGATACGATCAAATACATACCCTTCATGACATACTGTAGTCATATCAGGTTGTCGTGAAATCATATCAAGTATAGTGCAATCGCTTTGGACTTTACGAATTGCACGAGACGTCATATTTATGTATCCCAATCTATCAAGCCATTTATTATAAAATTCAATTGCATTTTGGCTTAAATTTAAAATACCAAGGTTTTCTTGCAATTTTATGCTGTTTAATAAATCGACTAACCGTCTTATCGGCGAGCTCACTGTAATATATGCATCAACCCCGTCATTTACAAGACTATGCCCGCATTGGTCATTAAATGTCGAATATTGTCCTGATGAACTTCTCCATATTTTTAAAAACTTAATAATGTCATCTGGAACAGATTGAGGTATTACATCTGAATTCTCTCCACTATTCAGTTTTAATGTTCTATATATTCCATTTTGAAATTCACACATCTTATCAGCACACGTTTTATTGATTAGCAATGCCAAATACGCAATAACATCATGGCTATCTTTAATATTTGTCAATAATTTATGCTCTCTTGACATTGATTGCAATAATTCAAATATTTTTTTATATGTATCATCGCGCAATAATTCTTCGGTTTCATAACGGTAATTTTTAAATACTTTGATTAAACTGCTGCCAAATTCAATGTTTATAATTTTATGGCTATTTAAATTAATCTTTACATCCAAATGATATGCAAAACGTTTGCTTTGTTCTTGTAAGCTGCATAAACAATCTGACAATATATTTGGGAGCATTGGTCGCTTTCTATCTGGCAAATAAATTGTTGAAATTCTCTCAGAAAATGAATTCCAGAGGTTTAATGTATCCATCCAAACAGCAACATTTGCTATATAAATGCTTACGATTGCTTCAGTTGGGGTCATTTGAACATCTTCGTTTGTATTATTATTAATAATTTTTATACCAACTGCATCGTCAATGTCAAGACTTTTAAAAGGATCAATAGATAATATATGGTCACATGTTCTGTCTTGTATCTGTGGATGCGTTTCCATAATTATCTGAATAAATTCTGCTTCTGTTCTCTGTTTTAATGCGTCTGTTGTTTTTTTTGTAAAATCTTGGATGCTTGCGTTTAAACTTTTACAATATAGCTGATATTCATAAAAGTTATTCAGTTCGCTTACTTTTCCAAGATTATTAGTTAATTTTCCTGTTGGATGTTTATTTGTCCATTCAACAAATGTAAATGTAACATAGATGTCGACAGGATTTTTATTAAACCCAGGTTTTAATTCATATGGAATTAAGAATATAGGCATTCGTTTATCATCAGGAATACATTGATAAATCAGTTTATTTGCACTGTGCCGTCCAAATGTTTTCCCAGTTAATAGAAGAATTCCAGGCATATATTTCATTTGCCTTATACTTGAATGGATAAGAACTTCATTTCCATTATCATTTACTTCAATTACATCATCAGAGAACATTTTAAGTGTTAATGGATTTTTATCAGATTCAACAGATTCCAATGTAAATCCATCATACCATTTCCACGACGAATAATTCCGGTCATCAATATGTACTTTAAGTAACATAGTATTATTTTAGTGTGTATTGTATGATTTCAATGCGTAGTATCATATTCAATTATATGTTTAATATGATATAAATATATAATTGTGAGTGTATAAATGTCCGATCAAAAATCGATTGATTCAAGTGTTTTGCAAAATGTGTTAAAATCGTCAGTTACAATGTCTATTGCAAAAGGCGCAGCTGATATGCTTATAGCTGGTGTCACAAATGCGGAAAAAAATGCAAAAAAATCCTATATTGAAAATTGTATGATAAATGATGTAAACATTGATAATAATGCAGAATGCAGCAAGTTATTTGAAACTTACATCCATTGCAAAACTACAATTGCCATAATAAACAAATTAAAAACACAAGCAAATGATCAAATTTGTACATGCACGTGTAGTAATAACTAAATTATTTATTTATGAAACTGGCGCATGTGCTTCGCCGGAAATAGAACCGCTAATAGGAATGTCTCTAAGAATTGTTGCATCTAGATGTCCATTCTGTTTGGTTGGTTGTGTAACGTCCGATTGAGCTGATTGCGTTTTATTATTTATCAAATCAAGATGTTTAACCATATTTCGTTTAACATTTTGTCCTTGTAAAAAACTCATGAAAAAATGATGCCCATTCGCAATTGTATTCATATAAGTTCTATATTTAAATGAACATACAGATGCATTATTATTAAATTCAAAACTATACCACCAAAATGCCGGGATAAATAACATAGATCCAGGCTTTAAATTTATTTCCAGACATTTAATTTTATCAAAATCCGCTTTATATTGCATTTGAACATGCCATGGATTAACAGGAGACGAAAATTCAAAATTTTCATAATCTGTAATTGGATATAAATAACGACTGCTCTTAGGAGGTGCCATTTTTACTTTGATATTTCCTTGTGTCACTAAATAAAAATTTCTATAATTTATGTCATATTTAAATAGTGATGTAGTTCCATTTGTTCCAGACAATAAATCATAATTGCATGATGATACCATATAAGGTCGTAAGAATGCATCGTTATACATATAACATTTTATAAGTCCAGTTTCTTCTAAAAAATCAGCATTTTTTTCAATAACATATTTCTTATCATTATCATTTTTAAATAACTCAATGGCAGAATTTAATGTTATTGGAATATAATGCTCAGCTGCATCATCGTTGTTTAATAAATTTCTTACTTTTACGTCAAATACACCATAATTTTCATGAATTGTATTTAAGTTGCATGTCGAGTTAAGTCTCTCATTATAAAAATCAAAAACAACAGGTTGCCTTATGTCACATATTTCTTCTAATTTATCCTTTGACGGCTGTTCGATTTCATAAATCTCTAAATCATCGCTTGTTTTAATATGAAAATATATGTGGATGTAAATAAATAATACTATACAAAAGACTAATGTTGCTATTACAATGTTCATTTAATTAAATATTATACTTTTATTTTATATTTTTTACTTACAAAATGATTATGGTTTGTATAAAATAAATATAAAATTATTTAGTTTCATATTTATTTTTATTTGCTTATATTTTTTGTTTTAGTAATTTTATTCTGCGACTACCTCTACATTCTCAGGTTCTGTCTCAACTGGTGCCTCTATCATTGATTCTTGAGAAACCATTTCTGGTTCAACAACTGTTTCCTCGGAAACTGACGCGGAAACACTGGTCATAGATGCTAAACGTGAAACCTCCTGTTCTAGCGATGAAATCGAAGAAGACATTGACACAGAACCTTCAGTAATCATTGCAAGCTTAGAAGTAACATCGTTAACCAATGCATCAGAAGCAGCAGCACGATCAGTCATCATCGCAAGCTTAGATGTAACATCGTTAACCAATGCATCAGAAGCAGCAACACGATCAGTCATCATCGCAAGCTTAGATGTAAGATCATTAAATAACGCATCATATGCACCAACGCGTTCAGTCATCATCGCAAGCTTAGATGTAAGATCGTTAAATAATGCATCAGAAGCGACAGGTTCAGACTTCATAGCAAGCTTAGAAGTAACGTCATTAAACAATGCATCATACGCACCAAGACGAGTTTTAAAATCAGTAATTGCATCATTAATTAATGTCAAACGATTTCCATTCTCAATTGTATTCTTTTGCATTTCAAACGTTGAAACTTTTAATGTTGCCATAGCATCAGCCGAACGGTCGATTTCGCTTTTAACTTTCGCATCTAATTCTTTAAATGCATCAACTGACGCATTTGTCTCTAATTCAACAACACGTCCATGGAGATTATCATAATTAGCAGACAAACTGTTAAAGCTATTTCCTAATTCTTCAAATGTCTCAGGAAATTCAACCATCATGCGCCCAATTTCAGTATGATGAACTGTAATAATTTGAAGGGGACTTACATTTGCTGGAAGTGCCCAACCAGGAGGAGCTGGAACGGAAGAAACTGATTGAGCAGGGACGACTTGTGACGAAACAGACGATTGCGGTTGAACGGATCTTTGGATTGGTCTATTGTCAGGGAGAGAACCACCACGACGCCTTTTTGCGGCAGCTAAAGCATTACTTCCACTCATTGATTATACTTAATTATAATATAATTTATCTAAATTATTTTCGCATTTTTAATTTAATCATTTCGTGAAATTCATAATTATGAATTTGAAACATGTCTTCGGTATATTCATTAATGTCATTGCACACTTGTGTAATTGATAATGTCGGAAAATCATATGGTGTACGTTCTAATTGTTCATGCATTCCATCAATATGGTCATCATAAATATGACAATTTCCTAAATAATAATAAAAATCCTTAGCAACTAATCCACAATGTTTTGCAATTATATGAGTTAAAAAACTATATGACGCAATGTTAAACGGTACGCCTAATGCAACGTCGCCACTTCGCTGATACAAAGAACATGATAATTCATTTCCATTTGAAACATTAAATTGGCACAATACATGGCATGGTGGAAGAGCCATTTCGTTTAATTGACATGGGTTCCAAGCAGACATGACTAAACGTCTTGATGTCCTTTCGTTCGGATCTTTGAGAGATTTAATAATATAATCTAATTGGTCAATTCCTTTTCCAGTATAATCAGTGTCACATGTATCGTAAGGAGCATTAAAAAAACGCCATTGATGTCCATAAACAGGACCGAGATCGCCTTCACGTAGGTGATTTAATCCACGGCTATTTAAAAAGTCGCGTGACCCATTTCCGTCCCATATATGCACATTTTGTTTTTGTAGAATAGTATTGTCTGTTTGACCTTTAATAAACCACAGCAATTCCCTTAGACATGTTTTCCATGCCAGTTTTTTAGTTGTAATAAGAGGAATTATATTGTTGTCGAGAGAGAAATGCATAGCAGAACCATAAATCATTTTTACGTTACCATTGCGTCCGCACTCTAGCGTTCCTTCATTTAATATGTCGTTAATTAATGCCAAATATTGATTTTCATCATGTTCAAAATCATTTGTTCCTTTTTTTAATGACTTTAATGTATTTTTTAACATTGTTTGTGTGCTATAAAAGCGTATATCATGTTATATAGACCAAGTTTTATATTGTAATTATACAGAAATCACTTATTTTAATTTCTTATTATAAAACATAATGGACGACTCCAGTGAAATAATAGAATCAACAAATGAAGGATTTTTTAAATTTGTATTTGATTTTAATGATTATAATAAAAATATAATGATGAACATGGTTCAATACACTGTATTATCATTAATACCGATTTTATTAGTATTAACTGTCACAAGAAATTATGTTCCAGAAGTTGAAGAAAATAAAGGTAATTTAGAACTTTTAGGTGAAACACTATTGCAAATTGTATTTATTATTATATCATTTTGGTTTATTAATCGTGTTATTGTGTATATTCCAACATATAGTGGAATGGCATATAAAGAATTTAATGAGACAACATTCTTATTGGGATTTGTATTTATTTTAATGACAATTCAAACTAAATTAGGTGATAAAATTCGCATTTTAGCGGATAGGGCTATTGATTTATGGAACGGCAATTCAACACTTAAAAATATTAGTTCAAGTGTTAACTCTATGGTTACTGTTAAACAGCCAATTGCCGAAAATCCTTTAGCAAATATGGTTCCTATGTTACAACAAGGAATGCCTCCACCACCTGCACAAATGACAAACCTCAAGGCACAAACAAATGAACATGTATTACCTCAAGCAGTTTCTCAATACCAAAAACAACAACACCATCAATCGATGGATCACAATTCTGGTTATTCTAATAATAATTACGATAAAATGCACAAGGGACCAAATCAACCATTAATTAATGCGGCTTTGCCTGGACTTCCCAATCTCATGGAACCTATGGCTGCGAATGAAATGGGCGGTGGGTTTGGATCAGCATGGTAAACTAAACGATAGAAAATATATTATAATATCAATAATATATTTTATACTTGTCATAACAATTCATTACGTGCAATTTATTAATTTTACAATGATTATTAATTATTAATTATCAATTTGCTTAGTATTTACGTGGACATTTTTGCATAATGTTTTTATGATTTTATCGTGCTTATCATCTAAGTCGTCCATTGTATTTTTGATTAGTTGGATATATTCATCCTTTTCATTTGAATGTTCCATAAAATTAGGATTGGCTTTGCTCCATTTTGTCACATTCTGACACTGTTTTTTCGAGACTTTATTAATTGCATCCTTTATTTTTTCATTATTTTCATCCTTTTCCCAAGTGTCATTTTTTATATAAAGGGTTTCTCTTTTTATATCAGTACAATGCAACGGGCGCTGGTCAATCGGCAATTTTATCATATTTTCAATAAATATATTTGATATACCATCTGCAAGTCCTTTGTCTTTTGTTGTTAGAAGATTATCCAAAGATATATTTATGGATTTTATAAAATCATCCATGCTAATTGCACTTTTACAACGCTCATTTAAAAATATATGAATGTTTACTTTATTATTAATTGTATTATTATTGGTTACGTTTCCAATTTTTGGGATCATTTCTTGTAGTTGCTTGCTTTGTTCCATTATTATCGTTGATAATTTGTCATTTTGGTCTTTCATTAATGCATCTTTCTTTGCTTGTTCCTCCAATAGTTTGACGATTAAATATTTATAGTCTACATTTTCGGCATTTGAAACTAATTCAGTTGATGTTTCGTTAAGTCTCTCTTCATTTATGGGAGAACAAATCCCTTTTTTTCGGTGTTTATATAATCCACTATCATACTTATAATTCCGCCCGCAATCGCATGTAAATAAAAAATGCGTTTTTTTGCGTTTTATGACCCTATCCATACTATCCACGTGACTGAGCGCATGTTTATCGGTTGAGAGATGTCTATTAAAATCATATTTATTAGACGTTATATAGTCACATTTACTGCAATTATATTTTTTTGCGTTTTTTGCGTTTTTTTTACTATCCATTTTACTATCCATTTTATTTTGTGACTAGAAAATTTCTAAATGGATTTTTTAGAATATTTTTTTTATAAAAAATTTTATGCTAAGGAATTGATTAATCTAAAAACGGTTTTGTGAGCATTCTCGTCTAAAATCACTTTTTTGGAAAATTGTTGAATTTTTTGTTCAATTCTATTTTGGACGAATCAATTTTGGACATACTTTTCTTTGTCCATTTTTCAAAAATCGAAAATAGAATTGGAACGAAAATTTGATGTTTTTTTATGGTAATAAAATATGAAAATATAGTAAAATACAATGACACTATAATACATAACATATAATATTTTAAAATCAACATATATATATTTTCAGTCACAATTGAGAGAAATATATAGGGATATTTTATGTCCAAAAAATAGGTCTCAACTTGTAATTAATGAATACAATGCCAAAAATAGGGGATGACATTTTTTCATTTTTTAAGAATTAAAATAGGCAATCTATTTAAAAATTTTACTATGAAAATGTATAGAAATGGTAAAAAAAATAGATGTTGATGAATTATTAGAAGCATTAGATAAAAATGAGGGCAATCAGTCTATTATGGATTGTACCACATCAAAAATACAAAAAGACAAAAATGATTTGCTGCAAAAATTACACTTTAAATCAGCTGATATTAAATATCTTTTAAATAAATTAAAAGATTATAGGTTTGTTGATGAAATAAAGGACTTGAATTATGGCTGTTATGTAAGGTGGATTAATATGATTGATCCTACAAATCTTAAGGTTACAAATGGTGGATTTATTTGCGACATGAAAGCCTCTAATTCTGACTATATTATATCGTGCAAGAATACTCTTAACCATTATTTTTCGTTCCGTGTTTCGGAATGTTTAATATTTCAAAAATTAACTAATTCTGAAAAGTTAATTTTAAATGCATTGGATTATCTTGAAAAAAACAAATAATTTTTATTTATTTTTTATTAGTGTTTTTCGTTTTATTAATTTTATTGTTGTATTTTTCTTTGGAAGAAAATGTGGTTTTTTTTTGCATGAAAAAGTAAAATCTTGCAAACCTTTTTTATGTAAAACTGACGTTTTGCAAATTGCAATTGAACGTGCCTCTTTTACAGTTTTACTTTTTTTTTGAACTTTTTTAATACACTTACATAATTTATTTGCTAAAATATCTTCTGCTAAAGATTTGATGACATTTTTAGGTGTCGTTTCATTGAACGGTATTTTATAAAATTTCAAAATAGTAATATAATCGATTTGCACAAGTTGATCATTACCCATTCGTTGATATATAATTAGAATACTTTTTAGTAAAATTGTGAAATATTATTGTTATGTTGTGCGCCATTTTTACGCATATAACATTTTTCATATAAAAATCTCTTTATAAAATAATGTTAGACCATAATTCTAAAATAGTAGTTTTTGATTTAGATGAAACGCTTGGCTATTTTGTAGAACTTGGCATGTTTATTTCATCAATTGAAACAATTCTTAATATTGAAATAGACGATGATGAGTTTATACGTATATTGGACTTATATCCAGAATTTTTGAGACCGAAAATAATGAAAATTCTAAATAGAATTAAAAATAATAAAACGCGAAATAACAATACAAAAGTAATGATTTATACAAACAATCAAGGGTCTAAGGATTGGATTATTAAAATTAAAAAATATTTTGAATATAAATTAAATTATAAGTTATTTGATCAAATTATTGCTGCATTTAAAATCCAAGGAAAACAAATTGAACCGAATAGAACAACTCACAATAAAACATTCACTGATTTTATGAGATGCACAAAATTACCAAAAGACACTCAAATATTTTTTATTGACGATCAATATCATCCACAAATGGAACATCCAAATGTATATTATGTTAACATCAAACCGTATTATTATTCATTGCCATTTCAAGAAATGATAGAGAGATATTATACTTATAAAAATATGCAAATAGATAAAACTCAATTCACATCAGAGGTAACTAAATTAATGGAAGCATATAACATGCCAATGTCTGTTAAGAATGAAGAAGAATTAAAAGTTGATACAATTGTAACAAAATATATTCTTAGGCATTTAGATGAATATTTTGATACAAAATCCAAATCACCAACGATTAAAAATAGAACACTAGTTAAAAAAACGAGAAGACTTAAATAAAATGTAGTGAAGATATACTATAGTTTATTTACAATCTAGAATGAACTCGATTATTTCCATTGTGAATAACATCAATTGTATGTTTAACGTTATTTTTTATCATTGGAATAACAGATTGATTTAATGTTGATGCGATTGATTGTTGTAAATATTGTGTAATTGATGTTGTTAATGCTAAGAATATTCCTGCTGCAAATACAATTTGTCTGTCAAATTCGGTAAATGAAATTTTAACAAATGGATTAAAACGGACGATTAAAAATAGACTAACATATAGTTTTAGTAAAACATTTAAAGTAGTTAAATACTCAGGTGCTTTGGTGTAAATGCTTAAAATAGACAATGTATATAATACATATGATGTGTATAATACTATTTTGTATATTTTTTGTTGAAAAACAGAAACCATTATATCAAATATATATATTATTTAATATTTATATTTGAGAAATTTTCAAAATTATACGTTTACATTGTTGCATGATTTATAAATGTTTAACGTTCTCGCGCTTGCATCATTTGCATTAATAAATTTTGGCATCCAAAAATAAGGGATCAGTTTTTCGCAATAAGGATAGCATTCATCAAATATAGAACGATAATATTTTTGTTCTGTAGTCGTTGGACACAAATGTGCGTCATTGGAATATGATCTTAAATTATACTCAATATTATTTACCTTCTCAGTGATAATCTCATACCATGAACGGGAATGTGCACTAACGCCATCACTAAATGCCTCTTTTGTTCTCCATAACACTTCCTTTGGCAAAAGTGTTGGATCAAATTGTTCAATCGAACGACGAAGCAACCATTTTTCAGGTTTGCCAGGAGTATAACGATATTTTAAAGGCAAAGACAAATATGTTTGCACAAAACCGCGGTCTAAAAATGGTGTTCTTGGCTCAAGACCATTTGATGAAATTGATTTATCAGAACGCAACACATCGAACAAATAAATGTCAGTTAATAAACGTTTAATTTCTTTGTCAAATGATAAAGCATCTGGCGCGTGATGAAAATATAAATACCCGCCAGTTAATTCATCGCTTCCGTCTCCATTAAATATAACTTTAGCATTGCTTTTTTCAGAAATATATTTTGCCACTAAATAATTCCCGACACTAGCTCTAACAGTAGTTGTATCATAACTTTCAATCATTTTAATTACATGTGGAATTGCATCAAAAAAATCGTCTTCTTGAATAATAATTTCAGTATGATTAGAACCGATGTGATCCGCTACCATGCGAGCATATTTAAAATCTTCCCCTCCAGGCATTCCAATAGAAAATGTTTCCAATTGTCTCGAATAATTTTTAGCGACTAGAGCAGCAACGAGACTACTGTCTAATCCTCCTGACAATAAACATGCGACTGGTCGGTCTGTAGTTCCCACTACACGTTTTTGCACTGCATTTGAAAAACTATCATATACTGTTTTAAATACATTTATCGTTTCTGGACTATTTTCATCAAACTCCATAATATATTTACATTCTGCATTATTAATGTGCGGTGTAATGTGACTTACAAATGGAAATTCAGTATAACGCTTGCAATATATATCAAATGAATATGATGCATTAATCATATTTGGCTTGCATAGTTTTGAATAAGTTCCTGGAGGATACTGAATAATATTAAATTCACTAAAATTATTGGCATTTTCATTGGTAGCTTGTTGCAAATAGAATGTATCATTATGCTTCATTTCAACATATGCTAGTTTTTTATTTGATTTAGTCAAGAAACCACTTAATGATTTTAATTCACTTGCAAATCCAATTATATTATCAATTGTTAATTCAAAATCATTTTTATTTAATTTATTTTCATAATTATGAGTATCATTCATTTTTGTAGAATATAAATATAGAGGTCTTACACCATGCGGATCCCTAGCAACATATATAACAGGTTCTTCATTTATATTTGATTCATCCATAAGAATAAACGAAAAATATCCATCCAATAACGTAAGCATATATTCTATTCCAAAACGTTTGTATAAATGGATGATAATTTCACAGTCAGAATTTGTTTCAGGTGTCACATTAATCAATGAATATAGTTCTTTATAATTGTAAATCTCTCCATTGCAAATTAAAGTAACATTATCAATGCACAATGGTTGATTTGAAATAGAATTTAATCCATTAATTGCCAAACGATGAAATCCAAAATACACATTATATCCCATTCGCTTATATTCAGTGTCTTCTGGACCTCTTTCTTTTCCTAACATAAAACAGTTATTCACAATATTTGCATTAAATGTGCTTCTGTTATTTATCAAAGCAAAAATTCCACACATATTTTATTAATATAAATATCAATTTAATCTTTAGGTATTTTGAATATAATATTATGTTATAATATATTAAATGAACACTTATATGCATACATTTAATGAAACAGACAACATTAAACAAGGTCATTGTCAAGAATTATATTATCGAGAAGATGAGAGAGTAGAAGCGAACAAAAAATTATTAGAACGCAATTTACCATCAGGTTTTATGGAAACCTCATTCAGTATGCGCCCAGTATCTACAAAATATGCAACAATGCCTATTTTTGACCAACGTGCGCAAAGTGATGTAAATATTACAACCGGACCATTTTTTAATGTCGGCAAAACATTCAACCCAGGAAATGCTCAAGGTCCATGGTCAGGATTTGCATCAAATGTCGATGTTGAAACCGTTCTAAGAAATCAAGCATTTGCACTTCAAAAAGGCGATCAAGCGACATATGTTCCTGAGAGCCATAGTGATTTATATGTGAATACCATTAAAGAAGAGAATGATATAAAGCACCAACCGTTTCCAGGTTTATTTGATGAACAAAGATTTTCTCAATTTAACCCCAATAATTTTGATTTAGGGCAAAACGTATTTAACAATTACACTAGACAGCAACTTAAAAACTTTGACGAAAAATAAGTACAAATTACAATGTATTAAATTTAAGAAGCATAATTATTTTAAATTTAATGTATAATATGACAACTTTACAACCTAGTAATATTGATTTAATTACCCTTGAATGTTTAGTTAATCCTGATGTATATGAAAAATTTATTAATAAAACAATAGGACCTCCTGACCGCACATTAGTCAGTAAAACCGAACGCAAATTTTATCGCAAACGCATCTTAAATGCAACTAAACAAATGCTTAAAAATGATTTTAATGGGATAAATGAACATGTAAAAGAAGGATTTATTCACTATATGATGACGTTAATTACTTATTTTAAATATTTAGATACACATGAAATATTGCAGAATGACTATAAAGACATGAACGCATCAAATTTACAAATAAATGAACACAATGATAATATTGACGATGACTTTGGTTTAGATGATGATGACAATGTCAATGAAGATATTTCAATAAATAAAACAAATGAAATGTTATACAATGCTCCTCAACATAACAAAAAAATAACATTAGACAATTTTGTTATAACAAAAAAACAAAAAACAAACCAGGCTAAATTTTATCCACACAAGAAAGAAGTTGATTTAACAAATCCGGAATTAAAAAACAAAGGATTAAAAAACGAGAAAAACGATAAAAAAATTAAAAAGGATAAAAATGATAAAAAAGAAAATACTATTAATTAGTATAGTGATATTAGATAATATGTCAAAACACGGAAAAAATATAAAACTTAATGAAGTTCCGCATACGCCTACTCTCAATAAATCTCGTCCAAAAACTATTAAAAACAACCATGGACAAATTAAAATGGAATTAGTTGAAGAATATACTCCAAATGGAATTAATAAAACGCGCAAATTTCGCCCAGTTAAATGTAGCCCAAAACAATCGAATGAATTAAATAATTTTACATGTTATACTGACGAATCATTAATTAAATTAAGAGACTATTGGAACTCAAGACATCCAGACCATTTAATTACATCAAATAATAGTAGAGACATTTGGACACATTTGAAAAAATACATGGACAAGGTATGTGATACAGAGTCTTGTTGGTTAAGACAGAAATTTATTATCAACAATTTAGACAATGAGTTATTAAATTATACATTCTCTCCAAAGCAACCATCTTCATGGAAATCAAATAAAAATACATGGCTAACTAGTATTGAAATTGAACAATTAATGAAACAATATGAACATGCATTTCCATGTTTTGCATTTATAGGTCCATCTCCTATTGATTTTGATTCTAAAAAATTATACGACGAATGTGTCTGGGAAGAATTATGTAAATTTGATTTGAAGGAATATTTAAAACGTGGCAAAACAAAGATAGGCATAATCTTTAACACGGATCCACATTACAAAGATGGTTCGCATTGGATTGCAATGTATATTGACATTCGAAAGAAATTTATATTTTATTTCGATAGCAATGGAAATGTTGCACCAAATGAAATTAAAGAATTACAATCTAGAATAAAGGATCAAGGCTCAGCGATTGGAATTAATTTTACAGTTGATGAAAATGCTCCATTAGAACACCAAAAAGGAAATTCTGAATGTGGAATGTATTCTATGCATTTTATAATCCAGTTGTTAACCGACAATAAGACAATTGATTATTTTAAAACACACCGAATTCCAGACGGTGAAATGGAGAAATTGAGGAATGAATATTTTAATAGTGACTTATAGGTTTGTAAACAATATAAATAATTATTATTTATTATATATATTGTAACTACATTATAGTAAATGAGCGAATTTAAAACTAAAGAAAATAAAGGTTTTATATGGGATTTTTTAAATGAGCAAAAATTATTTGATGGTATCTCTCCATCTTATCAAAAAGATATTCAATTAAGTTTTGAACAAATGATCGAGAATGTTGACATTCAATATACTTCAAAGGGGTTGATTGATAAAAATAAAGAAGTTATACGTCTTATGGTCGGGCAATTAGAATTATATAAAAAACAAACTCAGGCACAATTGCAGTCACAACAACAGCCACGATCAAAAACTACAAACAATCAACAACAGAATGACCCAATAATATATAAGGCAGAAGACATCCATCAAGACCGTCAAAGTAAAATGGATATTGCGTTTAAACAAAAACAAAATGAATTTAATTCGTTTAAAATGAAGTCACCACAAGATATTAGTTTTGCTGATAAAAAAGATGAACCTATTGGTGATGATATGGATAATTTAATAGCAAAGACTATTGCGATGAGAGAAAAACAATTAAACCAGTTGCTAGAAACTCAAAACCCAGACCAATTAAATCGTGCAGCAAAATGGATAGACAATGGCAATAATGGAAATAATGTGAATGCATCAGGAAAAGTAATTAATTTAAAAATTGGAGGAGATACAGAACTAAATGATAAAATAGTAACACTTCCTTCAAGCATTCAAAATGGTTCTACCAGAGCAAGTCCTATCAGTTCTAATAGTCGTGACAAAAAAGTTTCATTTAATGATGCAGATAATATTGTATACCATGATTTATCCCATACAGATGCCATTGTGGAACAAAAACCAGATAATATAGAATTAAATTTTTTAAATCGTCTCAAACGCACAACACCTGAACCTCAAATGAATAAAAATGATATAGATGAGTTAAAAATAAAAATAGATAAGGTATTATTTAACCAGGAAGAAATCATGAAGTTTCTACAAAAAATGCAATAATCTGTGGACTGATGTGTGTAATTTCTTTAAGCCGGTTTAAAATAAATATATTTATACGACTTCCAATGTTTCTAATAATTTGAAGATTTTTTCTATGTTTGAATTGATGTTGCTAATTTGTTCCTTAATGTGATTTATATCATTTGCAACAGTTATAGTGCGAATGTCTTCTTCTTTTTGAATATTATTCTGTGTTTTCTGAACTATATCCATGATTTGATCTTCATTTATGTTTGAAGGTTTGTTGATAATTTCATTGATTGGATTATTAACAAACATTTTATAAGCAATTTCTTTCATAACTCGTTTATGTGGAGTTGAAAGTTTTTCTTTTTTATCTATTTTTTGTGCTAATTCTTCAAGCAATTGCATTTCATCGTCATCCGTTAATTTAGTTCCATTGTAGTTATTGTTTGATTTCATAAGTTTGTAAATAATGTTTCCCATTGCGTTTAATTTATATTGATAATGCGTTATAAATTAAATGATATTCTTTTCAATTTTATATTTTTTGTATTTTATACTTCTTCTTTCCAGTTTCTTGGTCAACAAATACTTGTAAACGTCCAACAGGGACAATAACTCCGCGCTTAAAATTTTCTAACTCATACAATTCATTTGTCAATTTATTAAGGGCATATGAAATACCATTGGGTAAGGTTATCTCTTTTGCAGCAATTTTCACATTCTTTTTATTGCCTTTAGCTTCAATGTCTTGTTCTTCTTCTGTAATAGCTGGGACATATGCAAATTTATCTGGGTTTGATGTTCCAAAACTAAAGCATTGTAAGTTCTCATTGTCTGATCCCGCTTGCAATACGCAGTCAATTGATGTTTCTTTAATCGATTTTAATATTTGTTTACTAATATTTTCTTTAATTGTTGCAATTTCGTATAATGCTTCGTCACTTGTTAGTGGTGTTTCGCGGTCAACCTTACTAACGTCTTTCAATCGCAATTCGCGCGAACCATCGCTTGTTATTTGTTTATTTGTAAATGTCATAATATATAAAAATACCTTGACGTTTTGCAATTCAACTGGCAAATTAGTATGACTACAAATGCGGACTGCACGACCAATGACTTGTTCTAAACGGACTGGATGCCAGTATGGCTCTGTTAAATGAACATATCTAATATTTTTCAAGTCAATTCCTTCTGCTCCAGATGCTGTAATCATAAGTGTTTTTATAATCTCTCCACGATAATTGTTTGGGTTCATTTGCTTGATTTCATTTGCAATAGTTGTAGGTATGTCTTTCCAATCGCTATTAACAATATTACGAATTATTTCCTTTTCTTCAACCGTTTCTGTTCCGGTATATAATGCGAATTTTGGTTTATCCATGTCTTCAGGCGCAATGTCAAGTACCCATTGATTTAATTGATTTTTTCGTATCTTAAACTGAGCAAATCCATTTGCCTTTAATACTAAACTGATAATGCCGATGCCTTCTAGGGTTCTAAACTGTGAATAAATAAGATGAATGCCAATATGTTCTGGGTCTAATATATTTTCAAGAATGTGTAAAAATTTAGGACTATATGTTTCAAGTCCATCTTTTGATAAATAGGTATCACGACGTTCCCACAATTGGTCAAGCGCTGAATGAATACGTTGATCATATGTTGCATCAACACCAGCCGGTTTAACATCCGCTTCATCTGCCTCATAACGCCCATCAATGTTATCGATTTTTTCTTGCGCATTTGCTGCATCAATATCATCTTCATCTTCAATTGTTTGTATAGCAGCAAGAATTGACTCGTTTTCCTTTGGCATTGGTCGAGCTATTTGAGGAGAAGGGAAAACGAAGTTACAGAAAGCTCTTGAAAAAATGCGGTATGTTGACATTGATTCTTCATACACGTCATCATTCTTCTTTTTCTTTTTGCGCTTAGCATTTGTTTCCTCCAATGAACGCTCATCAGAACGCGCCTCTTCATATGTATTAAACTGTGTGTCACTCATCGGAATTTTAATGACTTCAAAATCAGTGGTTTTACTATATCTAGGGAGCAATTCTTCAATGCTACGGAAATATGATGTTAGTCCTAATATGCGACGTTTGAACATATCAATATTTTTCATACTATTATCTTTAAGATCAATGAAATAGTTTTGAAAATCTTCTAATTTATCTGGAAGAGCTTTAAATCTCTCAACTTGGATGCCATTTGGCGCAACAGTAATATTTTCTTTCTTAAGTGTTGAAGTAATAATCTTAACAAAATCGTCATCGCTAACTTGACCATTTTCATTAAGAGAAACACCTTCATATTTGTCATTTTTAACGCGACCAATAAATCCATAAGGATTTCGATTTACTATTAAAGTTGTAGATGTCGCACGATATTCAATATAATCTAGTAATTTCTTTGTCGATGATTTAGATTGAAATAGCTCTTTTAATGTTTCTTGTGAAATCTTTCTATCAGAACTTACATTTAGTTTAAAATACCATGTTTTAATAAGTCCTCGAATCATATTATAGGCAATCGCTATTTCATTTGGATAGTTGATCATTGGCGTTCCTGACAATAAAACAATCTTGGCGTTATCTGCATCCATTATGTATTGATATAATTTCATTGAAATACTTGGTTCCGATTTAGAACTGCCTCTTGATATTTTATTTACAATGCGACTGACAAAATTATGAACTTCATCAATAATAACAACTGTGTTATCGAAAGGATTTTTAGTATTTCCTTCTGTAAGCTCATCTAAATGTCTTCTACGGATACCATTATAATTAATGAATTTATATTTGGAACGTATCATTTTATTTAATTGATTGTCAAGACTTTCCTTTTCTGTAGTAGTTAAATTGTCATAGTTTGATTTCTTTTTAATATTGACTAACCATGCGCCTTTCTGTTTTTCAATATAATCAATTGGTAATGATAATGTATAAGATAATGTATTAGTTAATTCTGGATTGTTAGCAGTGCTTATGAATTCCCAGTACTGTTTCTTTTTATATATATCATCACCGCATTTTTTTAGTGATTCAATATAGTTTGTCCTTAATGATGCAGGGGTCATTACAATAATTTGTTTATCTGATTTAATTCCTTCTGCAATTGCAATAGATGAACATGTCTTTCCTGAACCTAATCCATGATACAACAATAATCCTCTGTATGGTGTATATAAATTAATATAATCACGTACGATATTTTGATGTGTTAAAAGTTCGAATTTTCCGTCATCTTTTCTCTCACATGAAAATGATTTTTTGTCCTTTTGGTATTCATTTTTATAAGTGTCAAATAGTGATGATATAAAATTAATGAATATTTGGCGGTTATTCATGTAATAATCAGATGCTTGTATTTTAACTTTTGGTTTTACTGCTGGCAATCTCTCATTTAATACTGTATCACCAATTCGAATAAGAGACAATGGCCCTTCTTGGACAATTTCACTCGGTTTTTTTGTTCTGCGTTTCTTTTCTTTTTTCTGGTCTTGTTTTATTTTAGTGTCTAATTTTTCAATTTCGATTTTTTCTGTTTCGAGTTCAGTTAAATCTTCGTCTTCAAATACCAATTTAGGTTTTTGTTTTTTAGTAGATTTAACTGGAATAATTTCGAATTCTTCTTCATCGCCTTTTATTGTTTCATCTTTTCCTTCTTCTTCTTCGATTATAAATTGTAGAGCTTTTCTTGATTTCTTTTTTAAACTCTTTTCTTTTTTAGGAACAGTGACAGAAACAGTTTCTTCTTCTTTTTGTTCTACTACTGGAGAGATATTAATAACAGGTTTTCCTTTTTGTGGAATTATTGTAGTAACACCTTGGTAATTTCTGCTTGATTTAATTTTTTCTAATATTGCTTCTCTATCAATATCAATTGTTCCACGTTTATCAATAATCTGTGTTTTAATAACAACATCTTCTTTTTTTGCAGGAACCGGAATAACAACTTCAACTGCTTCTATTTTTTTAGGTATAGGTTTAACTTTTAATTTGGCTAAAAGAGCAGATGACATATATATAATTTTATGACATAAAAAAGTTTTATGTTCTTATATAATATTTAAGTATTTGAGAATGCATTCCGCAAATACTTAAAATAAATTAATGGTTTATAACTCATCAAATTTAGACAATAAATTAGAACTAACCTCAGTTAATCCATGTTTTCTTAGATGTGATTTATTAGTCATATCACTTAACCCAAAACGTCCAGTTTCGAGAAACTCATTTGGAGAATCCATTGACGTTGTTGGTGATGGATAACGTTCCCCTGTTGACAATGCAGCGGTTGATGGTGTAACCATAATAGTTGGGGAACGAGGACTTGAAAAACCCCTGCGGGGTGTAGTATTTCGTCGTGTAGATGGAGAACGCATTTTACGCATCGCAGATTTAGAATAAACAACTTCATGCACATTTGGATCAAATTTAGGCGCAGATTGAATGCTATGTTTTCTCTCGAATGTATCATCTTTTACATTTTCTGCATATGATTCTGCTAATTTTTTACCAGTAAGACGAACTCCTCTAGACAACGCGCTTAGCATTCCTCCGTGTCTATATCTTCTGGAACGTCTTAATTGTTGTGTTTTTTTATGCGATAAACGTGCATGACGTTTTTTAGTATTTGATTTTTTATAAGCCATATAAATAATTTATATATTTTATTTTTTTCATTCAAAAATTATCATTAATATTTATGCAATTATTGCTGTTCAATTAATGCAATTGCTTCTTGACACGCAGACTGTTCTGCTTTCTTTTTAATTTTATGGAGTGATTTTGCAAGAAAAATAAATGCAAACCCATTTGTAGCATAGTATTCTTGAATGTTTTGAAAACTATTAAAATGTGTATAATTAATTGCTTCTTCCGGCTTGAATTCATAAATCTGTTTTCCTAGACAGATAAATACCCCCATTTCATATCCATTTTCGGTATGAGATAATTCAATATAATCTGGAGTTGTTTTAAATTCCTTTTGAATTTTCACTTGTAGAATATTTTTATAATTATCGTCATTCTTAATCAGTTCCATCCAATCTACATGTGTCTCAAAAATCTTTTCTACAAATATTTGCGCCATTTGAAATCCAGGTCCAGTAACAAATACATTTGAAAACCATCCTTCTTCATCATTTACAGATATTTTATTAAAATCAAGGAACAATGCACCAATAAATGCCTCAAATAAACAACCTAATTTTTTGAGATTATTTCGAATATTTTTTTCTTCTGCATGTTTCGAAATTATAAACCATTTATTAATGCGCATAGCAAGTGATAATTTACCAATGTGCTCATTTTTTACAAGAGCAATTTTTTTCTCTGTCATAAATCCTTCATCCGCCTTTGGAAAACGACGATATAAATAATATTTAGTAATACATTCAAGAATACCATCTCCAATAAACTCAAGACGTTCGTTTGATTTGGATTTTAATGGTAAACAATCTGCGGGTTGTTCTGCAATAATAATGTTGGCATCCATATTTTCCATTTTAGGTCTTTTTGTATAAGACACATGAACAAAAGCACGTTGATACAATTTTAAATTATTTGGTTTTGCTGAAATTCCATATTTATTGAGAATAAATTGAACATCGCTCAATGTAATCTCTTTGTTGAGAGGATTATAAGGATTAAATATTAAATCTTCTGCGTTCTTATATTTTTCAATGTCAATATCACAATCGTGTTCAGCCATGGTTGTTATTATAATAACCAATTGTTTGTTTAAGCTTATTTCACAAATCTAATAATTAGTATTCAAAAAAATATTAAGTAAATATATAAATGCCAAATATGAATTTAGGAAAAAAGGCGCGTCACTCCGCGTCAATGTCTAATCAAACATCTCACTATGGAATTATGGGAGGAACAGTTTCTCTTACTGGAAAAACATGGGCAGTTCGCAATGCCATTGTCCGAAACGGTGCGTACTGCAATTGCATTCCACCTGCGCCCGCAGCCGGGTTAGATTACATGATTGCTAAGGGAATATTATCTAAGAACCCTCAGTGCTCTGGTGGTGTCGGCAAAGGCACACTCTTCATGTGTTACCGTTAAATATAATAATTAGAACATTATACATTATAATTAAATTATCTATATTATAATATATAATATGCCACAGAGAAACGGAAATAGAAGTAATGCAGGACGTTCTGCAGTTGCGCGTAAAGTTTTATTTGGAGGACCAAGCAAAGTTAATGGAATCCAGCCATCTGTTTTTGTTGAAACCATGACAGGACAGGTCATTAAGACAAATTATTTTGGAGGAAATAAAAAGGGAGGTAGTGCACCATCTGCAACTGGATTTAATCGTCCATTTGGTATGAGATCAGTTACTATGCCAGGAAAGGCATTCCCATCGTCTAGACCCAATTTCTTATTTAAGTTTTTAACAAATCCTGGTCCTGCACCATTTGGTCATGCTCCCCATGCTTAAATGCAATATTGATGCTTTTAATTTATTGATAATATGCTTAAATACATTTTATCAATGTTTATAATAATTTTACCTACACTACAAGATAAAATGAAAATTAAATTAGATATGCGTGAACCAGCTCTATATGAACAATTAAATAAAATAACTAGTAGCGACATCAATAAAGAACAAATAGAACTGATTAGTGAAAATTTACATTTAGGAGATGTAGTTTTAACTGACGTTGATTCAAACAATAATGAAGTTATTTTGGTTATTATTGAGAGAAAGTCATTAAGCGACTTGGCAATGAGCATCAGAGATGGAAGATATAATGAGCAATCGTTTCGTTTAAATAACTATCCTCTTCCAAATCATAATATTATTTATTTAATTGAAGGTCAAGCAAGTGATTATAATAATAAATATATGAGCAAATCTATAAAATACAATACTCTTATCTCAGCAATGGCATCTATTCAATATTTTAAAGGGTTCTCTCTTTATAGAACGAATACTGTAAAAGAAACAGCTGAGTATATTTTTCATTATGCAGATAAGATTTCGAGAGAGAAATCATCAGGCAAAATACCTTATTATAATAACAATATTACTATTACTAATACAGATGCAACCCATAGCGCAGCAACAGTGAATGCATCGGATAATACAGAACCGGATGAAAAACAGAGCTCGATTGATTATTGTAAAGTAGTCAAGAAGTCAAAGAAGAATGAAAACATTACAGTCAGTAATATTGGAGAGATTATGTTAATGCAAATCCCTGGAATTAGTAGTCAAAGTTCAATCTCAATTATGAATAAATTTAAAACTATTAAATCTCTCGTGAATTGTCTTGAAAATGATAAAACATGTTTGGATGACATATGTCTTGATACTAAAACATCTACTGGAAAATCACGCAGATTAACTAAAAGTTCTATTAATAATATATTTAAGTTTATGCTTCAAACTGACAACGATATACAGATTTCTACATAAAATTTTTGGTATATTATTATATATAAATGTCAATTGAAATAGAGAATATACCATTCTATAAATATTTAGGTTTATCGATTTTAATAATAATTAGTGTCTTGTTAATTAGAAAATTTTACACAATTAAATTTACAATGTTTGAAGGACTAGAAAATCAACAGCCGACTGCAACAAATAATATAGTTATCAAACCTACATATACCATGTCTGATAGTTTAAAGAAACAAGTGGAACTATTTACCAATCAGAATAATATGTTTAAAGATTTATTTAGTATTGAAAAATATAAAACGGAACATGAAAATTTATTAATAGCATTAGAAGAAAAGATGAATATTATGCTTTATGGGAACATTTTAGAGATAGCAGATGGATTTGAAAGAGGAAAGGACATTGATAAAAAAATTCAATATGCAAATGATCTAAAAACATTTATTGATACATTAAATACTAGCATGAAATATCTTAATAGACAAAAATAAATCATATTTGATTGATTATCCTTTGTAAGTTAATCTATCAAAATTATACAAATTATAGTTTATATACTTCTCTATCGGCATAATGACCATTATCAATTAATTCTTGTGTAAAATTTGCACCTCCCCAGTTTGTGTCCATAGGATTTGGGCTTGTTCCGCCAACATTTTCATTAAATATTTTATCTAATGGCGTATTCATTCCAATATATTGATTGGTTGGATCAAAACCAGGAAAACTATTTGAATTAAAAGGAGAATAATTGCGACTTGCATCAATTAAAAGTGTATCTGGGTTGTTTTGATATTTAGTATTATTCGGCTGTGTGTCTCCTATAATTTCTGTATATTTTTTTGCATTATTCGCATATATTTGATTTTGTGTTAAGTGATTATAATTTGGAGGATTATTTGTTGCATCTCTCAATCGTTCATGAGGCAACCCTCCTTGCAAATCAATTGGACTAGGTCTAGAAACAAATGATGTATTGCCTTGCGCATCTAATGTTTTTTGTAAAAATAATACAGGGCAACGTATTCCTTGAGAGCGCTGCCATTCTAAAAACTCAGTATATTCTTCTAAACTACCAAAACGCAATGGATTTACTCCAGGAACCTTAGCAACAGAAGAGTTATATAAATAAAATTCATTTCCAAACTGAATGAGTGTATTTGGGCATGTTTTAGGAACCATATTATCAAAACCATCTTTTTTAGTTTTTGATTTGCTTGCCATAAATGTTAAACCTTGTATAATTATAATAATAACTATTAAAAATGCAAATATATTCATTTATATACTATAAAAATAAAAATTAATATTTTAATTATGTATAATGAGAATTATTCACATTAATGAAAGCAATGAAACCGGATTGCGTAAAAATGAAACGGTTTCGGATACATTAAAAACCACTCCATGTTTAATAAAATTTTATAGTCCAACATGCCCCCATTGTATTGCGATGACTGAAGCATGGAAAGAGTTAGAAGATGATCTTGAGCGTTCGCATGCAGATATGGATGTTGCGTGTATCAACGTTCATGCAGATAGAATTAAAGACATTGATAATAGTGCAATTACAAATAGGATTAAAGGATTTCCTACAATTCTATCGGTTAAAGGTCTCATTATTAAAGAATATCAAGGAGATAGAGGCAAGGATGATATGCTAAAATTTTTATTGAACAATTTAAGCAACACATCAAAATCACATGGAAAACATCATATTCAATCAGGGGGTGGAGTTAAGTCAAAAAAACGTAGACACACAAAACGACATGGAAAATCAAGAAAACATAGACAAACACGTTCAAGAAAAAATAAAAAAAGTGGTTCTAAGAGAAGAAAACATTAAATAATAAACACCAATAACAATTTATATTTTTATTGTTATTGTTATTGTTATTGATTTTTATATTATACAACCTAAATGATAAATAATTTATCGCATACACATTGTGTAGAGTAAGCGGTTGTTGAAGTACAACAAGAAGGGTCCTAATAATAAAACAATAGATGTGACAGGGTTAGCCTTGCCCTTGAGGACTAGGAAAACGGAGTTACCTAAAGCTAAAACGAAAAGGAAGAACGCAATTACTGTTAACCAGTAGAAATAAGCGCAGTATTCCTTGCCTAATGGGGAGAAGTAAGAATCTAAGTCAAATGATTGCATTATATTCTATGTAAATATAAAAAAACTTATATAGAATACATTTATTATTCAATTGGTAAATATATTCATAAATATTTCTAAATATATATTCGATTTCAATCAAATAATTTAACTTATTTAAATTTTATATTAAATATTTTTTATTTATTGTAATGAACAAAATTGAATTAAACATACAAATAGTAAATTATATTATACAAACCAAACATATTACTCTATTTCACCAATGGATAAATCATTCCGTCTTTTAGAATTTAACGTATATGATGGCCAATCATCTATCCGCAATACTACAGATGATGATTCAAATTATCAAAATGAAGAAGGAGGAAAACGCGATAACAAATCATTTATTGTTCAGATGTTTGGAATTAATGAACAAGGACAAACATGTTCTATATTTGCCGAAGGTTATAAACCATTCTTTTATGTATCTGTTCCTGACAATTGGTCAGTTGACACTAAACTGGATTTTGTAAGCCATATGAGGGATTTATTGGGCGAATTCTATGAAGATTCTATCGTAGATAGTAAATTGGTTAAACGTAAAAAATTATATGGGTTTGATGCAGGTAAATTACATAAATTTATTAAACTTGAATTTAAAAATGAAAAAGCAATGAAAAAAGCAGTAAATATTTGGTATGATATTGATACAAAAAATGGAGGGTACAATAAAAAACTTAAAAAAGGGGGGTATTATTATAATGGTGACTTTTTGGAACTATATGAATCAAATATTCCACCACTATTGCGATTATTTCATATTAAAGACATTAGTCCATCTGGATGGGTAGCGATACCATTATCACTTGCAAAAATGAACAGAAATAAAATCACTAGTTGTCATTATGAATTCACAATTAAATATAGCGATATTATACCTTTGCCGAACAAAGAAACGATTGTTCCATATAAAATTGCTAGTTTTGATATTGAAGCCAGTAGTAGTCATGGTGATTTTCCTTTGCCAAAGAAGAATTACAAAAAACTCGCACAAAATATTATCGAAATATACAAAGATTATGAATGCAATGAAGATTTTCTGGAAGAAGTCATTCTAACTGCATTTGGTTATTCAGATCTTGAAGATGTTGACCGTGTATTTCCTAAGGAAGCAACGACTAAATCTCAAATTGAAAATTTATTTACCAAATGGATAAAAATGTGCCCTGGAAATGTAAAATGCGATATTGAATTAGATGATGATAAAGATGATAATAATAACGACAATGAAGAAGATAATGAAGATGACAACGATAATGGAACAACTATTGAAGAAGGACACAATGAAAATGGAAATGAGGTTGTAGAAGCTAGTACATTTGGATTTATGTGGAATAAAAAGAAGAAAATTAATGAATACAAGAATAAAAAAGCATCAATTGTGAATATGTTAAATGACGACGATTGTGAGCGTGATACTAAGATTTTAGAATTAACTAAAACGTTGTCAAAAGCGTTTCCACCATTAAAAGGTGATGAAGTTACATTTATTGGAACAACATTCTTAAATTATGGTCAAGATAAACCATATCTAAATAATTGTCTGGTTGTCGGTACATGTGATCCAATTGAAAATGCAGAAATTCAAACATTTACCGATGAAAAGTCACTTTTGCTTGGTTGGACTGAATTAATTAAACGTGAAAATCCTGATGTTATTATTGGGTATAATATCTTTGGTTTTGATTACGAGTTCATGTTTAAACGAGCTGAGGAAACAAAATGCATTAATCGTTTCTTAAAATTATCTAGAAATGTAAATGAGGATTGTTGTCCTGCAAATTGGCAGACAAATCAGCGAACACTAGATGGAAACATGATTGTATTAGCAAGTGGTCAATATGACCTAAAATTTATTAAAATGAATGGACGATTGCAAATTGATCTATATAATTATTTTAGACGCGATTATAATTTAACATCATACAAATTAGATTATGTTGCGGGGTATTTTATTGGTGATGTGGTAAAGAAATTAGAACACACAGAAGATGGAAACACTAAAATTTATTCTAAAAATCTGACTGGACTAGAAGAAAATACGTATATTAATTTTGAAGAAAATTCACATACATCAGAACATTATAAGGATGGACAAAAATTCGAAGTTATTGAAATTAATCGTTCTGAAGGATCATTTATTATTAAAGGAATTGAGAACCCAAATATGCAGAAGGTTGTTAAATGGGGAATGGCTAAGGATGATGTTACACCACAAGATATTTTTAGAATGACAAATGAAGGACCTGCTGAACGCGCAATTATTGCGAAATACTGTATTCAAGATTGCAACTTAGTCCATCATTTAATGAGAAAAATTGATGTAATTACCGGATACGTTGAAATGGCAAAATTATGCAGTGTTCCATTAAATTTCTTAGTGCAACGCGGACAAGGCATCAAACTAACTAGTTATGTTGCTAAAAAATGTCGCGAAAAAAATACGCTGTTGCCTGTAATTGAAAAAAATATGGATGATGGAGGCTATGAAGGCGCTATTGTGTTGCCGCCAAAATGTGGTTTATATCTTGATAATCCAGTTGCATGTGTCGATTTTGGTTCTCTATATCCGTCATCAATGATTAGCGAAAATATTTCACATGATACCAAAGTATGGACAAAAGAATTTGACTTGACTGGAAAATTACTTAAGGTAACTGGTTATAGAGACGCTAGTGGAAGTTTCATGTATGATAATATGGATGGTTATGAATATGTTGATGTAACATATGATACATATAGTTATATTAGGAAAAATCCAACATCAGCTGCTCAAAAAGTAAAAACAGGATATAAAATTTGCCGTTTTACTCAACCAAAAAATGGACAACGCGGGGTTATGCCAGCAATTTTAGAAGAACTTTTGGCTGCCAGAAAAGCAACCCGAAAGCAAGCTGAAAAAGAAACAGATGAATTTATGCAAAATGTATTGGACAAACGTCAATTAAGCATTAAGGTCACTGCAAATTCGTTATATGGTCAATGTGGCGCTAGAACAAGTACGTTTTATGAAAAAGATGTTGCAGCATCTACAACTGCAACTGGGCGTAAATTATTGACATATGCAAAACGTGTAATTGAAGAATCGTATTATGATGCAATTGTCCCTACTGAAAATTATGGAAATGTGAAATCATATGCCGAATATATTTATGGTGATACAGATTCCGTATTCTTTACATTTAATCTTGAAGACATGCATGGAAAGAAGATTACTGGGCAAACCGCATTAGAAATAACAATTGAATTAGCTCAACAGGCAGGTGCATTGGCGACGAAATTTCTAAAACATCCGCATGATTTGGAATACGAAAAAACATTTCTGCCTTTCTGTTTATTATCAAAGAAACGTTATGTTGGTATGTTATATGAGTTTAATGCACATAAATGTTACCGTAAATCTATGGGAATTGTATTAAAACGTCGTGATAATGCTCCTATTGTAAAAGATATTTATGGAGGTATTATCGACATTCTGATGAAAGAAAAGAATATTGGTAATGCAAGACAATTTCTAGACCAATATTTACAGAGATTAGTTGATGGAAAGATACCTATCGAAAAATTAATTATCACAAAAGCACTCCGTTCTGGATATAAAAATCCTAATCAAATCGCTCACAAAGTATTGGCAGATAGAATGGGCAAACGTGATCCTGGAAATAAACCTGGTCCTGGTGATCGCATTCCATTTGCATTTATTCAAACAAAGAATGCGAAGGCGCTTCAGGGTGAAAAAATCGAACATCCGCTTTACATTAAAGAAAATAATTTGAAATTGAATTATACATTTTATATTACAAATCAAATTATGAAACCTATTCAACAATTATTTGCTCTAGTCTTAGAAGAATTTCAAGAATTTAAACGCAAGAAGGATAGATTTCAAGATGAATTAAATTGTTTGCAGGAAAATATGGATGATGAAGAAAAATTTAGGAAGAAAGAAACTGATTTACGTAATAAAGAAGTAAAGGCAATTTTATTTGATAAATATCTTAGAAAAGCCGAGAATTTAAAAAACGGAAACCAAGAGATTACGGCATTCCTCAAAAAGAAATAATTAAGTTGAATAAGTTAAAAAGAAATTGACTATCTAATCTAAATGGAAAATACTAATCCAACATCTAATAATATTTTTATTGAATATGCAGATGGAGGGCTTACAGGATTGGCAAATGTAGGAAATACATGTTACCTAAATTCATGTGTTCAAGTATTGTCACATACATATGAATTTAATAATTTTTTAAAAGATGCTTCATATAAATCTAAATTAAAACACAATTGTCCAGACACTCTATTAATCAAAGAATGGGATAATTTGCGCATGCTTATGTGGAGTGAGAATTGCACAATAGCACCAAATGGGTTTGTTCAGGCAATCAAACAAGTTGCTCGTGCAAAGGATGTTCATGTATTTACTGGGAATGACCAGAATGATGTTTCAGAATTTTTATTGTTTTTAATTGATTCGTTTCATACATCATTAAGTAGAGAAGTTGATATGGAAATAAGGGGTCAAGTAAAAAATTCGCTAGACACAATTGCTTTAAAATGTTATGAAATGATGAAAACGATGTATTCCAAAGAATATTCTGAATTATTAGATATATTTTTTGGAATTTCTCTCAATCAAATCAAATCAATTGAGGGTGGTAATGTATTAAATTGTGTTCCTGAACCATACTGCATTGTAGGGTTGTCAATCCCACAAAATATGCAAAACATAAACATATTTAATTGTTTTGACGAATATTGTAAAAAAGAAATAATGGACAATGAAAACGCTTACTTAAATGATAAAACAGGAAAAAAAGAAAATGTTGAAAAGCGTACATTATTTTGGAACTTACCAAAAATTCTTATCATTGAATTGAAACGGTATAATGCATACGGAAAAAAAATAAATAATTTAGTTCAATTTCCTTTAGAAGATGTAGATCTTTCTCCATATGTGGTCGGTTATAATAAACAATCTTATGTGTATGATTTATACGGTGTATTTAATCATTCAGGAGGAACACTTGGCGGACATTATACATCTATAGTAAAAAATGCAAATGGAAAATGGTATGAGTTTAATGATACTATTATAGAAGAAGTTGCACAAGAAAAAGTAATTTCACAAAAATCTTATTGTTTCTTCTATCGTAAAAAAAATAGATAATTATTATATAATGGATGTTCAACTTAATTCTATAACAAATGTTCCAGTAGCAACATTTGATTCGTTTAATAATATGGTAAAAAACCCGGTTGTATTATCTATCGTATTTTTTGTAATAGTTGTTTATTATATATTGTTTGCATCTTTAGGCAGTAGTTCTTCTAATGCAGATTACTCAAGCGAAAAAGGTGGAAGCCTATATGTATTTGAAATTCTTCTTTGGGCAATATTTATATTGCTTATTTTATTAAATGGAATGTATTACTTTTTTAATATTAATGTAATTGCAAGCATAAGAAATTTGTTTGGAGACATTCCGGAAGTGAAAGTATTAGTCGATACTGGTGATCTTAAAGTTCATAAAAATGCACCAATCAAAGACATTAATAAAGAACAAGTATTTCATATACCAAATAATGAATTTACTTATGATGATAGTAAGGCTATATGTAAAGCGTTAAATGCACGTTTGGCGAATTATAATGAAATGGAAGACTCATATAACAATGGCGCTGATTGGTGTAGCTATGGTTGGTCTGAAGGTCAGATGGCTTATTTTCCCACACAAAAAACAAAATGGGATAATTTACAAAAAGTAAAAGGACATGAAAATGATTGCGGCAGACCAGGAATTAATGGAGGATATATATCAAACCCTAAGGTTAAATTTGGTGTTAATTGCTTTGGATATAAACCAAAACTTAACCAAATTAGTTATACAGAAATGATGGAAACACCTATGTATCCAAAAACACAGGAAGAAATCGAATTTGATAAACAGGTTGTCCATTGGAAAACGAAAATACCAGATCTCCTCATTGCACCATTTAATCAAAATAAATGGAGTGTCATATAATTTTATAATCACATATAAATATTTAGATTTATTTAGATGTGATAATCTAGTTTTTATTTCTACGAGTTTTTTTATATTTATTCTCTTTAGCATTGTTAATTCCGGCGTATTTATTTTTACGTGTTGGTTTATGTTTGTTTCGTGTTTCAATTGTTTCATGATTTGATATTTTCATTAATTTATCATATAATGATTCATCCATAACACCATCATCGTCCGGTCTATGAAGAATAGGATATGATGATTTTTTTGTTGTTTGTTGCAATAAAAGTAATCCAGCTGGAACAGCAAAATCTTTTAATAATTCACTCATCATCCCACCGGATTGAACATTTGCTTCTACATTCATTGTTTGCATAGGTGGAACTTGTCCATTTAATAAAATACTATCAAGTGTATATCCGCTACTTTGGAAGTTATTTCCATCGTTATAAAATACTAGATCTTCAGGAGTAATATTATTCATGTCTATATTAAATATTGATAAACTAATTTCTAAATTATTCTTTTTCAAAATATCTTTTGATTTCTTTTACATATTTTACGTCACGTTGTTCTTTAATGTGATTTAATAGTAATTCGACTTGGTCTTTGTTAGTAATGCAATCATTAAGACATTTTTCAATAAATTTTAAAGTAAGAGGAGCAGTTTGTTTTGTATTTACAAATTTCAATTTTCCTCCAGTAATTTTAGCAGTTACATTATCCAAATTATTTGTTTCAACATAAGTTAAAATATTATCACTGATTGAATTCTTTTCTTCGCGCAATTCCTTACTTTTATCAGCAATTAATTTAAGCTGATTGTCAAGAACTACCCACTTTTTAATATTCTCTTCTAAACTCATTTTACTTATAAGGTTATATTGGTTCTAAATATTTTTTACAATTGATTTGATATTTATATCAACTTCTTAAAAAAATATTTAGATATGATTGGTCAATAATCTATTTATGCGACATCACCACCCTTGCGACCACGGTAGTGGCGGCGGGTCTTGCGACCACCCTTGCCCTTGCCACCCTTGCCCTTGCCACCGCGTGTAGCACGACGGCTCTTTGCGGCCATGCGCTGTTGTAAAGTTAATAAACCAAAAGGAAGGACCGCCTGTCCAATGAGACCGGCAAAACCACCCTTGCCACCTCTGCGGGAACCAGCGCCAGTTGAGTCACGACCACCTCTGGAACCAGCGCCAGCACCTGTGCGGCGACCACCTCTGCCACCTCGTCCTTTACCACCGCGACCACGACCGCCGCTCATACCAACATCCGACTCTTCAACGAGATTAACGCTACCGCTAGTATTTAATTCTTCATCTTCAGCACCTCCACCGTACATATGTCTTGGCATTTATATTATTTAGTAAGAAAAAATATATTTATTATTTTAAATTATCAATAATCATTTTATTACGCAACAATAAAACAAATATGCCTAAAATTAATAAAAAACTTATAATAACAAACAACATCGACAAATAAATATATGGGTATATTTCTTGTAAAATCATGTCAATTATTGGTCTTAATAATTCTTTTAATTCTTTTTTAACATCTGGGCGACGAATTATTTCTAAACATTTCTCAACAATCGTATCTTTCATCTATATAATATTGCTACAATAACTAAGCATATATTATACTGCAATGCATAAGAAATTATTTAAATATATTATTATATACACACACGATTAATTGTTATACAAATTGATAAATGCGTGTTATTTTATTGTTATTTTTCTATAAGACTTTTAATGGAGCCAATATTTAAACCAAACAGTGAATTCGATTTTTCTAAACTCTCTTTAGGACAACCTCAACCATTGCAAGGTGGATCATATTATACAAAACTAATTATGGAAGGAAATGATATTTATGTTCAATTTCCAAAATGTAAAACCAAACAGGGATTAATACAAACAGAGAGAAAAATGTATACTGACTTATTGTATGAAACGGATGTAAATGCGCAACTTAGCGAATGGATAGAAAACTTAGAGACTACATGTCAAAAAATAATATACGAAAAACGTAATCTATGGTTTAATGCAGAATTAGACATGAATGACATTGAAACTGCATTTAATAGCATTGGAAAATTTTATAAATCCGGTAAATTTTTATTAATCAGGTCATTTATTCCTACAAATTCAAATATTAAATATAAAACGAATTGTGTTGTTTATGACGAAGATGAAAACATATTAACATTACAAGACATTGACGCAAATAGAGAGATTATTCCATTAATTAAATTAGATGGAATACGCTTTTCTAGTAAAAGTTTTCAAATAGAATTAAATATTAAACAAATAATGATTTTAAAGGAGCAAGAAGAAATCGTAATAAATAAATTTTTAATTAAACGAGGAGACAATGATAATAATATAAAACAAAGTACATCCCTCACATCTAAAGTAGAACCAACTGATGTTGAAAATAAAATTACAAAATCAACAGCAAACATAGTTCAATCAACTACAATAAATATGAAACAAACCACACCAGAACGATCTAGCGAATTATTTGAATATACTATTGATTTAGACGAAAGCGATAATGATGAAACTGTAGACGAAAATGCTACTGAGGACAATGAAGATGAGAGTGAAGGAGATAATGCATCTGAATATGATATGAGTGATAATGATGAAGAAACACTTGAAAGTTTAGAAGATGTAGATGAAATCAAACCATCATCAAAACCAGTGGAAATAGAAACAAAAACCAAATCTTTAGAAATGACCGACACAAAACAATTAAATCAAAATGACACACTTATAAATCGTGATTCAAATAATTATTTGATAAATGATTTAGATGAATATACTATTGATGTAGATGTCGAACTAGACAATAAAGTCGAACAAGAAGATGGGTTAGATGTTGTGGATATTTCGTATGAAACAACAAATGAAAGCATTAAACTAAGAAATCCTAATGAAGTTTATTATGAAATTTATAGAGCGGCAAGAGAAAAGGCAAAACGTGCAAAAAAAATGGCGGTAGAGGCTTATTTAGAAGCCAAAAATATTAAAACAAAATATATGTTAGATGATTTAGACGAAAGCGATGATGATGAAGAAAATTCATAACTGTTTTAAGTGATTTCCAATTTTGATTTAGGATAAATAATTATTATCAAAAAAATATTTTATCATTTATTTTATATAATGAGTTTTCTAAAAGATTTACAGAAATTTATAAGTGTTCATCACATATTAGCTTTAGTTGGTCTTCTTATATTAGGAATTGTTGTTATGCAATATTCTTCACGCAAGGGAACATTCCTTGATACAATGGACGTTAGACATGAACAACAGCCAACAACACAACAACATTATCCAGTGAATGTTGCTGGTTCTGATAGCGAACAGGTATCTGCATCATTCCCAGTTGGTCAGAATGAGACTTATGCTACCGTAGGTGGTGAAAGTTCTGAAACTGGTTACGGATTACCTCCAAGCTGCTCGCGCCAACCCGTCGTTAAACCTGAAGAATTATTACCCCGTGATGAGAATAGCCAATGGGCACAGCTCAATCCCCGTGGAAGTGGTGACTTAAATAATGTTAATTTATTACAGGCAGGCTATTTGACCGGAATTAACACTGTTGGAAGCTCATTAAGAAACGCTAACTTACAGTTGCGTTCTGAACCACCTAACCCCCAAGTCGCAGTCAGCCCATGGATGAACTCTACAATTGAACCCGATTTAATGCGTGTTCCTTTAGAACTCGGTTCAGGTGCTCAATAAATATTTTAAAATAATATTTTATACTTTATAACGAGTAAATATATAATGACATATTATATCTGTATTATATAATATAACATGTCAAATAAAACATCAGGCACTCAATTAAAAAATGCCGATTTAGAAAAACTAAAATTATTTGATACCATTCATGATTTTTGGAAAGGCGAGAGAAATACTAGCAGTTCTGACACAAAATTTACAGAACAAATAAGAAATAAAATTATCGACGCATTTGCAGAGTTTAATCCAGAAATTAAAAAACGAGTAAAATCTTCAGGAGATGTTAATGCTAGAATGAAACAAGCATTAGATGTATTAAGTAATTCATTAGTTACAACAAGTCTAATTGAAGAACAAGGTAAAAAATTTATGGAAACAAATACAGAATTTAAATCTATTTTATCAGCAGACAAAGAAGAACAATTAACATATGAAGACATTGTAACTGCATTTGAAAAATGGGACGGAACTAATACAAAACCTCAATTATGGCATTTGTATTCAGCATCCGGAAAATCAGCAAGTTGTGCTATTTTAAAACTTAAAAATGGAAAAGGACAAAAAACAATCGACGACCTAAATAAGAGTAAGAAATTTTATATTTTAGCAGATTTTCTAGTTAATTATTATTTCCCAGAATTATCAATTGCATCAATACTTAAAACAAGCAAAAAACCATTTGAAGAACAACGAACGCGAAGCATATATTTCACATTTGATGCTGGTGGAGGTGATGTAAAAAAAATTTTTAGCGAAGACCGTTCTGCAAAACAAATTATTACACCCGCAAATATTGCAGATTCAGCAGGAACAAAAACAGATGATAAAGGCATCAAATCACACGCATATACTTTAAAAAATAGGAAAAAATACGTATTTCCATATACAAATGACGCAAAAAAATCAGACTATATATTTAATAGCAATTTATATACGCAGGATGACATTACAATGAAATTTGCAGACAATGGATACAGTGATAAAAATGTGTTTGGATTTCACATGGATCTTATCACATCAAATAATAAAATAACCAAAATTGAATTTAATGAAAAAAAAAAACAAGGACCTAGTGTTAATTATTTAATTGATTTAACATTTAATAAAAATGCTATACCAGAAGGCAATGTTATTCATTTAAACTCATTATATAATGATAAAACAATATCTGGATACATAGACAAGGGATTGTTATTTGACTTTAAACGTGCAGGGGATCATGAACAGGCAAATTCAGCAAAATACCTGACATCTATAGATGAATACAAATACACTATTTTTTCAACAATCGATATTCTCTGTTGCGTATATGCAAGAACACAGCAACAAAATTCTATACTTGTTAATAATGTGTTATCAGAACTTACATTATATCGTTTTCAAGATAAAAGCGGAATGACTGAAAAACAAATAGAATTGCAAAATTTAAAGTATCAAACAATGGATGTTATTGATAAATTAAGTATTTTTGAATTATTTATAAATGGTAATTTAGAAGCGTCACGTTTGAAGTTATACAATAAAATTACTCAGTTTTTAAATAATGGAGCGTTCTTAAATGACGCGAATGATAAACTTCACAAGTATGATATGATTGTAACATTGCTTATTAAAATTAAATTGTATAATTTATTAACATTAATATCAAATTTAAGATTGGACAATGACGCAATTAATAATGCAATTGATGATATTTTAAAACAATCACCTGATGTCAATAAAATTATAGGTGAATTATTTGTTCAAACAAAACAAAATTCAAAACAAAATACAAATATTATTGGAAAAATTTATTCCATATTCAAATCCATAAAACAAATAGGAAGCATAGATGACATTAAACGCATTGTATCCGGCGGTCAGCAAACAGAACAAACAGCTTTAAAACGTGAGTTGGCATTTATAGTTAGTGGTCCAATTTTTACAAAAATAATAGAATATTTAAAACAGTATGTTATCTCTCCTAACGAACAAGAATATGAAAATGTTAAAGCAATTGTATCATCTTATTCAAAATTGATTTCAAAACACGCAGAATTATTTAAAAATATTAATCGTAATTTTAATATACTTAATAGCGATTGTCTTAACATTGCAACGGTGAATGATTTATTAAATTTTGATAATGATTTTACAATATGGGCAGATAAACCCAAAAATATGTCAGATGGTGAAGAGTTTTTTACAGTGTATGATGACAATACATTTATGCAATTTAATAAAAATTGTCAAGAATCGTCACCATTAAAATTATATTCAAGAAATATAATTATACCTCTAATGAAAGTATTTGTAAGCATTGAAACAAGACTTAAATTTAACCGTGAATTTAGGTCAGCGTCAGGAAAGGGGTCTATAAATCCTAATGCTACACAATTTTACAATCAATTAAAAACATTAAATTATGACGCGATTATTGATAATTTTATTGGACAGTCATTTCACGTATCTACATCATATGACAACGATGTTTTGATACAAAATAATAATATTACTGGAGAACAAATAGTTGAAAAATTAACAAATATATTAACAATTAAAGAAACAGACAATGAAACATGGTATGATAAAGTATTTGAACAATTAAATAATTATTATAATACTACAATTGTCCCCTCTTTAAATGAAAATATAAAATCATTTAAGCCAATTATGACAGGAGGAACAGATGAAAATGGCATAGTCGATGAAAGCGCAATTGATGTAGAAATAATAGAAGATGAACAATCCGATGCAGAGACAGATATAGATACTGTGTCAGATATAGTTATAGACAACGAAATTGATTATACATATTTAGATGGATGGGATGAGGGTCTTGAGGATGAACAATCCGAAACTTTAAAAATTATAAATGAAGAAACAGACATGTTGATGCAAAATTCTGTTCAATTAGGGGGTGGAAGTAAATCAAAACAAGGTGTTGAACGATACGCAAAATATTTGGAACCTGATGAAATTGAAAACATTGAATTATTAGACATAGAGGAAACGATTGTAGATAATGAAGACAAGGATGTAATATATGCTGAACTAGGAAGTTTATTAAGATACATTTCGACAATATCTGCAGAATTTGTTGAAAGTTACATTACTGACATGATACATGAACGTAGTCAAGACCAAATAAATATTGAACCTGATGATGCCAATGTAAAAAATATACCTACTATGCAAGAAATAATAGGTTCATTGACAAACGCTTATATTAATAATCCAGATGTAAAAGATACAATTGACGCTAATCTAGAAACTATTCGAGAGATTTGGATGAAAGGTCTATACGACATTCATGGATATAAATATAAAAATCACCCTGTTGATTCGGTAGAATTTTACTTATCGTATATATTGTCAATGGATTACAGTGATACCACTAAAAATACATTTAAATTAAATAACAGTATTATTGGAGATTTTAAAGATTTGTTTAAAACATATCTTGATGGAATTTCGCGGGCAATTCAACAACGACAAACATATGGAAAACGAAATTTAGGTTCAAATGAAATTAAAACCGAATATTATGTAGTTGAAGCGAATGATATTGCTACTAATTATTTTTCTATAGACATTCCTTCCCCTATATTAACTATATTAATTCTTACATTAATTGATAATTACATGCAAACAACACCTGACAATGAAGACTATGAAAAACATGGATATTTTTATATGTCTATTTTACAAAATATATCAAGAGGCTCATTAAATTTTACTAGCAGCTTCTTTGATACAGAGCATGAATGGAAACGTTTGCCTGAATATATTTTATTATTAAGCCGAATTGTATTTTCTAAAAATGAAATCCAATTAAAACGAACAATTAAAGAGATGATAAGATTGTCAAATGGAACTACAAGTAAGTCATCAACAAGCCCTGGATCTCTCACAACAAGTGAAGAACCTGTAGAGGAAATCATGAACGTTGAACAGAATGAGGAAAATGTCGAGATGGAGGATGATGAAGAGGAACAAATAAAAAGACAAAGGATACAAGGTGGAACTACAAAATTGCGAAATAAAATAACACGACGCAAAAAATCACACAACACCAAAACAAAGAGAAATAAGAATAATATTATGTAATTGTATTTTTCGTTTCTTTTATTTTGAATAAATTTAATTAATATTTGTAGAATGTATAATGCCGGTAAATATTAATTTTCTTGGATATATTTTAATTGCCTTTATACTTTACATAAGCATTAAAATATACAACGAATCAGAATCATTTCATTTAAAATGTATAATATCAGATGTCGATGGAAATAAATACTGTGTTCGAGAACGTTCCAAATTAACTTTAGCTGCCGATAAATTGGCAAAGGTAACTGGTGGTCTTAAAGAATTAGTTGCACATGTTGGAAAGAAATATCCTGAGCGCAAAAATATTAAACGTTTAGTCGAAGGATTTAATCCACAAAAAATAAGTGAAACACTTCCAACAAGCGAATTTACTGCTTATAGCGAAAATAAGGGAGAGAAATTGGCATTTTGTCTGAATACGGAAAAAAACGGAGGAAATCTTATTGATGAAAATACTCTTATGTTTGTTGGAATTCACGAAATATCACACATTTCAACAGAAAGCGTTGGGCATACGAGTGAATTTTGGACAAATTTTAAATTTTTACTCAAAGAAGCATCAGAAATCAATCTTTATAAACCAATCGATTATAAAAAAACTCCTAAAAAATATTGTGGCATGAAAATAACTGATAATCCATACTTTGATTATTGAAATAGTTTATTGCTTCACGATGTTTAGATATAAAAATAATATACTTATTTTATATAAATGCAAAAAAAATATAAAATAAGCTACACTAATAATAATGAAATAAAACAAATTTACGTCTTTTATGGAGACTGTGAATATGACTTGGATGACTTATTTTTAACCAATCCAAATGATGAATTAATTAAAGGCATATTTAGTCCAGAAGAAATGAGTGTCATTAAAACACAAAATATTCCGGTTAAATTTTGCGAAGATCAAATACATATTGATGATACTATTGAAACAATTAAAAAGAAAATTATTAATGAGTTTAATTACAAAATATCATTTGAAGAATTATATTTATTTAATAAACAAACAGAAACATTAGACACTGCAACTATATATCAAACATTAACTCAAAATAATAAACTAGAACTTACCCGTGAGAGATTAGTTCAATATTTATTAAACATTGATGACATTGATGTTTCATCTATTCAAGACAAGGAAATATATGATTATGATGATATTCTCTCACTTAACCTCGATCAAAAACAATTTATTGTAAGTAAGGCGTTGGGGCAAAAATTTGTTGCGATTGAACATACATATCCATATACGATTAATCCTTTTAATGCAATTGTTTATGATACTGTTCTTGAAAAATCAGCACAAGATATTATTACAACTCTTAATAATAGTTTATTAATGAGCAATGGAGACATACTGAATAATATGATTTATGTTTGTGTTGCAAATGATGTATTTAAATATGCAAATGAACATAAATTAAATGAATTAACAACAATTAAGATTTATTACCCGTTTTTATTGGAAAACGACATTCAATCTGCAAAAGAATATAAATTTAAACGCGAGGAACTCATAAAAAATTCAAAGGAATTATTATCACCTGCATTTATAAAAAATAATGAACAAGTCAATTTATTTTACGATGTATATGAAAATAGGAATAAAGAATTAAATTACAAATCAATTGGCATTAAATCAATAGAAATGACAATTCATCCTTCATTAACATTTAATTTACCATTAGACATGTTATTTAAATTAATTCATGCGACAGTTGATATTCCTCTTATTAAATACAATCCTGGAAAAAGACAGGAAAAAATTTATAGGTTATATTGTGATCGTGTTGCAACAAACGGTAAAAAAATACCATATTTAACAAAAGGAACGATTTTCAAAGTTATAAAACAAATTGGAAACATTAAAAGCGTTGCTACATACATTGAAAAGGAATATAAAGGTGGTGATAAAATGCAAATTATTTGTGAATTTATTGAAAATGGAGACATTAATATAGTGATTGTTTCTGGAAAAAAACACATGAGCATAAACGAGATTGAAGACATTATAAAAGAAAGTGTAAATCCTATCATTAATATTTTAAAATCATTTGCAGAACAAAGTGGATATACAATTCATTTGTTTAATGATTTTTCAAATAAAAATATTGAAATTATTGACATAGTATATGAAAATATAATTCAAATCAATAAAAATGTTAACATTAATAGCATTATTTCTTGTGCATCGAGTATTTTTAACGTAACGGAACACGATTTATCAAAAGGCATTGTTATGAGATTTAAACGTGTATCAAACTACAATGAAATGGATAGTCAAGATTCGCTTATTGTTGATTTAATTAATAAATCACGTAATGAAAATGAAATTTTACAAGCACTTGTTGATAATTATAATATGAGTATCAATGCTGCTAGAATGAAATATGCTAATTTATTAAGTCAAATTCAAGTAATGAAAAACTTATATCCAAATAAAAAATATAAAATTAAAAATAGTCCTGGATTTTTAACAACAATTGTAAAAGACAAATTCAGTGGTTCTATTACTATTTCAATGAATGGAATTAATGATATTCATTATTTAAATGTCATTCAGGTTTATTTTGATACGTTTGTTAGATTAACACAGGATATTACGACAACTAATGTATCTGATAAGACAATCGAGAAATTGTGCAAAGGCAAATCTCTCAAAGAAGAAAAGACAAAAATCATTGACATTGTTGCTCCTTCTGAGAAACCTTTTCAAGACAATAAAACACTTAAAATGGTTGGCCAAGAGTTTAAATATAAAGACGAAAATGAAATTGGCAACGATGATGATGACATATTAGACATTATTATGGGGGAAGATGATTATGAAGATGAAGAAGAGGATGAAAATGATGAAGAGGATAATTCACTAACACATGGTGGTTCAAATTCATCCAGTTCTGGATACGATAGTAGTGAGTTGGTGTTGTCAAGTTTTGGAAGTTTAGACGAAGAAGAGACAAATAAATCAAAAACTCCAAATAGTTCAAGCTCAAACGTTAGTCAAACATTGCCTAGTAATTTGCTTAGCGTGTCATCGCTTAATTCAAGGTCATTGTCATCTAAAAGCAGCAGTGATAAAGGATCATCTTTTTCTAGTAGTTCTTCGGCATCATCACTCAAATCATTGTCATCGCTTCAATCAAAATCTATATCATCACCTAGAGAAACATTATCTGATATTCAAGAAAAAACAATAGAACCATCTATTGGTTCATTGTCGTCCATTAAGACCAAAAAATCTATATCTTCAAAATCTTCACAAGAAGCAGAAGATACATCAAGTAGTGAGACAAGTGAGGAAGAAACTAGTAGTAGTAGTAGTGAAGAAGCTTCCGAATCTGAATCGTCATCATCCTCATCAAGTGAGGAAGAAACTAGTAGTAGCAGTAGCGAAGAAGATTCCGAATCTGAAACGTCATCCTCATCAAGTGAGGAAGAAACTAGCAGTAGCGAAGAAGATTCCGAAACTGAAATGTCATCCTCATCAAGTGAGGACGAAACTAGTAGTAGTAGTAGCGAAGAAGATTCCGAAACTGAATCATCTTCTTCTGAAAGTGATTTAGACAGTTTAGGATCTATTTCATCCGTTAAATCTTTATCAAAATCAATAAAACAACCTTCCCCTCAAAAAATAAAAAAAATAGAAACTACAGAGAAAAAACCAATTCCTATATCAGTTCAAAAAACAGTTATTAAAGAAGACATAAAAGACATTACTGGCATGAACTTAACACGTCCAAATCCATTTTTTAAGAAATTGCAAGATAAAGATCCAAAATTATTCTTGGTAAATGATGTTGGTCAATATAATGCATATTCTAGATCATGTCCTGCAAATGATAAGCGTCAACCAGTCATTCTTACAGATGAAGAAAAACTTAAAATAGACAAAGAACATCCTGGTTCATATGAGCAAGCAATCAAATACGGAAGCGACCCTAATAATAAATATTGGTATATTTGTCCAAGATATTGGAGTTTAACAGAGAATACAAGTTTAACAGAAGAAGAAGTTAAAAGTGGTAAGTATGGCTCTGTCATTCCAATGGATGCAAAGAAAGTTCCAAAAGGTGCGACTATTTATGAGTTCAATGATAAAAAAATGCATAAAGGAAAAAATAATGAATACATACATTTCAGTCCAGGATTTCTTGATGATGAAAGTCATCCAGATGGACTATGTGTGCCATGTTGTTATAAAAATTGGAATTCTGCTCAACAGGTAGGAAGACGTGATGTTTGCAAACGCAAACAAGACATACAAGAAGCAAAGATTGGAATTACTAAGAAAGCGGAAAGTGACGTAAGCAGCTCTACCTCATCAAGCGACGGATCATCTGCATCTAAAGTCACATTAACCGATGATGAAGTATCATCTATATCAACAGTTCCAAAAGCTACAGGTGCTGTTGAATCTGTCAAAGAAAAACGCCCTCTTGTTGCTACAGATGAATACATTAAAGGACCTGATAAATTCCCATTAGAATTAAATCGATGGGGATATTTACCATTAGCTGTTCAAAAATTCTTTAGGACAGACAACAATAAATGTTACATTAGTAGCACAAATACAAATTTAAAGAAACATCACGCTTGCATGTTGCGTCGTGGTGTCGAAAATAATATGAACCAATCATTTGTTGCATGCATTGCGGATGCATTAATGGATGAAGAGCAAACTGATAACTTTATATCTATTGTAAAAATGAAAGAAAGAATTATTCAATCTCTCACATTAGATAATTTTATAGTCTATCAAAATGGAAACTTAGTAAAGATTTTCGAGAATGAAGACGCAGATGTTAATATAGACAAATATAAGACTACAAATTTGTATAAACGAATTAATAAGGATAATCTAATTGAAACAGGATTTTTAAGGCGTGTGGTCAGTGCATATGAAAATTTTATTGAATATCTTAAAACCGATAATCTTATTATTGATCATAGATATTTATGGGATATTGTTTCAATTCCAAATGAAAAGTTATTCTCAAAAGGACTAAATCTAATTATACTTGAAATACCCGACAATGATATTACAGATAACGTAAATATCTTGTGTCCTACCAATCATTTTTCAAATGAATTTTTTGATATTAACAAAAAATGTTTAATCCTATTGAAAATTGGAGGATTTTATGAACCAATTAATACACTTGAAGACAAAGAAAAATTATGGGAAATTAATCGTTTATTTAGTTTAAAAAATAAAAGCTTGATGCCTAACTTGAGGGATACATTGGACATCATTAAAACATCATTTAACAATAAATGCTTACCATTGCCTAGCATGCCTACTGTGTATAAATTTAAAACTAATATTAAATTGCAAGATTTAATTAAAATACTTAAACCGATTGGTTATGTTGTCAATGAACAAATTATGAATTTTAACGGCAAGATAATAGGCATTATAGCAACAAATTCAACCAAAAAAACATCTGCGTTTGTTCCATGTTATCCATCAGCATCAATCCCTAATATGCCATTTAAATTAATGGACGATGATGGAATATGGCGTGATTTTCAATCAACTATTGATTTTTTATTGGAATTATCAAAGAACTCTAAAAATAAAATACCATGTCTACCAAAAATTAAAGTTATTGAAGACGGATTAATTGTTGGTCTCTTAACTGAAACAAATCAATTTATTGCAACAAGAACCCCAGAACAAAACATGGTTGCATTAGAAATGGAAGAAGTCACAGGACATAATTATATTTTATCAGATACTTTAGCTGAAACAAATCATGAAGAGGACAATGAGAGAATTAAATACATAAAACGAATTAAACTCGAAACTAATTTTTATAATGTATTCAGAAATACAATAAGAATATTACTTGGACAGTTTAGAAATCGCGCAATACGTGAAGAACTTGAACAAATTATTAAAAATCCATATTTGCTCTATATTAATAAACTGAAACAAATAAATAATAAATTAAAAACATTAACCAATAAATACATTTCATTTAAAAATTATACAGACAATGAAATTTTAAATATTAATGAAATAACAAATTGCATGTCATCAAATAATTGTGATGATAAAACATGTTCTATGGAT